TCCGCTTTATTCTTTGGAAGGTTACCTACATCAATATAGAAAATTCTTCTTTCTGGTGCTCTTGATAATCTGTAGATTACCAAAGAGTCTTCAATCATTCTTAATTGATTGACTGCTTTAATTGCTTTATGTAAATGAGACAAGACCATATTTTTATTAAGGTCTTGGATACCAGAGTGACAATATGTAATTGAATCTGGTGCAATTTTCATACCTTGGTTTGTAGAATTCCTCAAACCTTTAGGATTATACAAATAATAACTTGCTGCTTTTTGTGTTAATTGAGTATTGATATCAGTCCCACGCATTTCCTCTGCACGTTTCTGTTCATACTCAGTTACCTTGCGAATCTTACGAGGATCAACATAACGTAATTCGATTAATCCACCTTTAGGATTATCAGGATCAATTACCTTATGATAAAAAAGTCTTCCATCAACATACCATCGACGGAAGATCTCATATGATCTGTTCTCAAAATCAAGAAGTCTTAATATCTCATCAAATTCCTCACGGATTAATTTCTTGATCTTTTCAGATTGCTTTAAATTAGATAGTTCTACCTGTACAGGTACATCATCAAAGTTACCACAAATAGTTTCGTTGACTACATCATCAACTGCACTATCGCACTCTGGTTGTAAAACCATCTCTCTATAACGAGTGATTAGTTCATACTCATTACGAATTTGTCCATCGAAATCGACGGAATAACCATAGTAACCACCACCTACAATAGGTTGTGATCCATCTAGGTTATCTTTCTGAACAAAAGAAGGCCCCTTAGGAACCTTCTTTGCTCTCTCTAGTGAAAATCCAAAGAGTTGCGACATTATAATTTACTTAATGTTCCTGTCCTATTTAGGCATCTGCGCCAGAGTCAATTGGAGTCCAGTATTGGACTTGTAGTTCTACTGTGAACTCTTCAATCGCATCGTTGTTACCAAAGTCTAGATCTATAGCAGCAATATTACTTGGGAATACGTTATAGAATTTATAAGACTTAAGGATCTTAGGAGTATCACCACTCTTAACATCTCTTGCTAACTGATGAACAACCATGTCAGAGAAGTATCCAGTTGCATCATCCGCATCACCTAATCCTGCAGCAGAAGTGAAGTTCTCGTTAAACGCTTGAATAGATCCACCCCAAAGTTCAAAAGCACTTCTCAAAGCAAAGTTGCTATCGTTTTGTATGGTAATTGTCCAAGGTTCAAATGTTCTGTCTCCAGCAATCTTTAGAACACGTCCTCTAAAAGGAACTTCAATAACACCAACCTGAGATGAAGGTAGGTTAGCAGCACGAACTGTGAACTTACCTAATTCAACTAGAGAAGAGTTGTTAATGATTCCTGTTGGGAATGCTAAATCAACTTGGAACAGATTAGGGCGTGCGAAGTCCGCTGCTACGTTCGCCTTAAAGTCATCAATAGTGCCTCTTTTTGCCATTGTTTTTAAAATCTCCGTCCTTAATATTTAGAATAATCAAAATTTTCAGCAAAAAAAAGAGACCCCGTAGGGTCTCTTGATCCATCTCGAACTATATTATTTAGTTCGCAACCTCATTAAATGCAACACCAGTACGTGTAGCAACGAATGTTAGTGTGATGTAATTAATTGTACGAGTTGGTTTCACATAGATTTCTGCGTAAAACTCACCACGATCAACTGCCTCTGGAGGATTGTTCTCGCTATCGCACTTAACCAAGTAATCGGTTACACCTCTACGTCCTTGTACGTCACGTAGATATGGTTCAACGATATTGAGGAAGAGACTTCTTTGTGACTCATCGTTTTGCTCGAAGAGTTGTCCCTTAGCAGCACCAGATATAACTCTCTCGATTGTAAGGAACAAGCGACGAACGTTAATTCTATCGAATGCACTAGCAAATCCAAGAGCAGTCTTGTCTCCAAATAGTACTACACCCTGACCAGGGAAGGATACGATTGGGTTAACTCTATTTGCATACAAACGATCACGTTGTGACTTGGTAGGAGAGTATGCAAGTTTAATAGCATTTCTCAAGATACCACGTTGGAAACCAGCAGGTGAGAACCAAGGTTCTGCCAACTCAGTTGTTTGTAAGCAAAGACCAGCAACATCTCCGTTACAAGGTACGTAACGATAAACATCATTGTACTTATCGTAGATGTACTTATAACCAGAGTCAAATACCATGTAAGAGGAACTTGATAACTGATCAAAGAAATTAACAATATTATCTGTGATTGATGTTGTATTGGAAATACCAATTACATTACCACGACGAGGTGAAACAAATACCAAGCAATCTCTACGCTCTTCAGCGATATTAACTAGAGAAGTTACCTTAGCAATTGCTGCAGCATCATCAGCACCAGAAGGTCCACAAAGAATGTAATCAATTGTTTGTGATTCTGGATCTTCTATTAAACCATATGCAGTTGATAGGTCTGTATTAGAAACACTATACACACCACCTGATACTGTATAATCTACACCACCAGAAAGTCTGTAATAGAAGGTTGCGTTTTGCTTAGAACCAACTGTTGTACGTGCTTCAGGATAAGAAGTAGTACCAGCAGATGAACGTAGTAGGTTGAACTGACGTGCGTTTGCAGTTTGTCCCCAGTTACCATCTGAAGCAGTTGCAGTTGCATTAAACAGATCTGCACCAGTTTCATGCTCACCCCAGAAGATGTATTGAGAGCGTTGCTTAACAACTTCAGAATAGAAGTTTGTTTCTCCTACAGAAGTCTTAGCATCAGATGCTTTAGAAAGACCAATGAAACGCTCAAGAACAGCACCAGTTGTACCAGTGATTTTACCATCAACATCAACTACAAGAATATGAACTTCGTCACGATGTCCACCAACGCTGTTTGTATACAGAGAAGTAGCAGGACGTGCAGCAACGTTAACCCATTTCTCACCAGGTAGATACTCACGTGAAGGATATTCAGCAGCAACTGCAGTTACTGTTGCAGCAACAGAGTTAGCATCGTTGAATGCATCATTAGCAGCAAATTCTACACTACCCTTATCAAGAGCAATATAAAGTTGACGCTCAATTGTTAGAACATCAGCAGTATTAGTACCCTGAATAATATCAGCACCAGCAGCAACAACACCAGAAATACCATCAGCATCTAGATGGAATTCAATAGTTTTGTTTGCAGGATCCCAAGCAGCAACTGTAACTGCCTCATTACCACTACCAGTAGCAACTGTAGTTGCAGTACCAACTACGAAATCACCAACAACGTTTTCTACTGTACACTTAAGTGCGTACTTATAAACTTTACCAGTTGCACCACTCTCACCTGCATCTGTAGCAGCAATAGCAGCATCCTCATCAAATTCCCACTCGTTTGTAGAAGGAGTGCTCATTGTTAAGATCTGGTCAGGACCAGAGTCTGTCATAAAGATACCGATTGAGTTACCTTTTGTACCAGCAGTCCTAGCAGCCCATGTCCAGTTATTAGATGCAGCCTCGAATGTTGTTTCGTATGCTTGAAGATTCTTAATTAAAGGAGCAGTACCAGTATCAACAGCATTCTTTAAGTTTGAAGATGTAACACGAACTGTCTTTAGGATACCACCATATGATAAAAACTGCGATGCAGTATACCAGAATTCGTAATTATTTTCGTTTGGTTTACCAAAGCGTTCAACAAGATCTCTCTCCGAAGCGATCTCTACAACCTCTTCAACAGGACCAAGTTCAAAAGGGGCCGCAAGTACGCCAATATTTGCGGTAGATAAAGTGGTAATAGTAGTCAGGTCTCTTTCCTGTACTACTACTCCTGGCGATAATTGATTAGCTGCCATGTTTAAAAACTCCTAGGATATCCAACATTCGGGTTGTCTAAGATTATTTATATTTTTGAAACGTCACATATACTCCCACATGTAGGACTTATCTCCGTATTCCGCAATCTCCCACCTCTCTCCCTGGGCATCTACAATAACATCTTCATCCAACCCATCTGATATAAAACCAAAGGGTGCCATGTCTTGTTCTATCGAATCTCTCTGTGCTTCAAATATCCGTGCTCTCACATCATTATCATGCATCTCTTTAAAATACTCTTGCATGGCCATCCATGAGAACATGACTAGACACATGGCAAGGTCATCATGACATCCTTCTTCCGCTTGGAATGATTGACCCTTTTGAATAAAAGTTGTTAACTCCGCAATAGTATCATAGTCTTGTATAATTAACTTATCCTCTTCTATTAATGCTTTAAGATTAGAACATCCAACTTGTTTAACAGCAGTACTCATCTTAACACCAAGTTGTGTCTTCTTACCTGAGAACCCTTGTCCTAATTGCTGACCTGCTCTACCACGCATAGATGCCATCAATAAATTTTCATATTCTAAATCGTATTGAATGATGTCTGCTACCTGTCCACCAATATCATTTACCTCACAAAGGATATATGCATTATTATAATTCTTAGCAACATCAACTATAATGTTAGGTAAAATAATAGGTTTGATTTCATTGTTTTTATATCTAGCAACCAACCTATATGGTAGAGTAGTTGTATCCATTACACAGAATGCTGAATAGTCTCCACCAATACCTCTAGCAACATCAACAGTTATAATGTAATTGTGATCTTCTAAAACATTCTCATAAACTGCCAATCCCTTTTTCTCTCTCAAAGGATCTTCATATGGCATCACCCTTAACTTAGCAGGTGAAATTAATGTGTCAACAGATCCTAAAAATTCACATTCAAACTCAACTTTAAATTGTTGTTCTGATGTATTTCTTATAGTTTGTTCTTTCCATGCAGCATCTCGACCAGGTATCTCTGACCAATGAACTTCGGTTGATACATATTCATTTGCCTTACGTTCTGAATCATGCCAAAGTTTATAGAACATATTCATCCCATGTGGGGTAGATATGATAATAACTTTTGTTGATTTACCAGAAGATATAGTAGGATACACAGAACTAAAAAACTGCTCTGCAATATGATTCGGAACAAACGCGAATTCGTCCAAAAATATAATGTTAAAGGACATGCCGCGAACAGCACTAGCAGAAGTAGAAGCAGCCAAGATTTTACTTCCGTTTTCCAATTCGAGTGAACCCCTGTTCCACTGGAGAATACCCTGTTGGATAAATTTAGGGAGTGATTCATAAGAAAGTTGTAAGCGTCCCAACATTTCTCTTGCAGTGGCTGCTTTGTTTGCGAGGATTGCGACGTTGACATTTGCATTAAAAAGAACATACCACAAGAGATATGAAGTCACAATAGTAGACTTACCTGACTGACGTGGTAACTTTGCTATATTAAATCTATTCGTATGAAACTTTTCTACCATCTCCTCTTGGAAATGGTACATCTTAAAAGGAATCAATCCTTCATCTAGAGATACAATTTTAATATATTCTCTGATAAAATAAACTGGATCCTTTGCACATTTTAAATACTCAGCAACCTCTTTCTTAGTAAACTCCTGTGTAACATTAGCTTTCTTAAGATTGGGATTGCCAAGATATACTTCAGCTTGTGTACTTGGCATTTATGATACGTGGATAACTCCTTTCATACCAGCACCAGCATGAGGATCACACTGGAAATTATAATCTCCTGGATCAGGAAATGTAACATCAAAACTATCACCAGCAGCAAATGCTAGATCTGAATGTGATAATTCTGGATGACCTTCTACCATTACATTATGAGGTGGTAGATCTCCATTAGTAAAAGTTACTGTATCTCCAGCAGAAATTGATACTTCATTAGGTTCAAACACTAGATTGCCTCCTGAACCCATTGTAATCTCTACAGCATATGCTGGTAGTGCTAAAAATAATGAAACCAATAACGAAATAATAAAAGTCATAGTAGAATCGCTCCAATAATAAATCCTTTAGCAAATGAAATGCAAACTACCTGATAATCAGTAAGTCCCCATTTATCCTGACACTTCTTAATAAGTTTCTTATCCCATTCGACTACTTTGTCGAATCCTGCTTTTACTTTTTTCATGACTCTTTAAGATACTCCGTGGAAGACTTTTTGAAGTATTTATTAATAACTACAATCTGATCCTCGTACTTAGCAATCATGTTGAGTTCTTCTTCAATTGCTTCCATAACATTTGAATGCTCACCAATACCAACTGGATTGGTTAAATAAATTTCAACATTTGCTCTATGTTTTGCAATGTCACCTTGAGCATGTGATAATAATGCTCTAATCAATTGTTCTCTCATTTTTAACTCTCATTAAGTGTACCGTAAGATCGACGTATCTCACGTAATTCCTCGAAGTCTTTTTGCTTAGTACCACCATCATATGGCCAAGCATATCCTTCGGTAATCATTTGCTCGTTGAGTGAGACTGATTCCTCCCCAACGTAAAGCCAACCCAAAAGCCGACCGTACTTGCCGACACCACCATGAAGCTCAGTGCGAATAGTGAGCTCATCATCGCCAGCAAGAGTGCTCTCCAGTTTTTCTTTAAGCCAGTTTGTTGCATCTATTCCCAGTTCCTTTTCTTCGAGGTTTCTTGTTCTCTTCTCTGGCGTATCAACTCCTGCAATTCTAACTCTTTCTTTCTTGTATAGATCAAAACCGAGATCGATAGTAACATCAATAGTGTCACCATCAAGTACCTTGTCTATATTCGTTACTCGGAAGTTGTAGCAGCTCTTTCTGCTCGGTGGGGTCATCGCTGCCATTAGGATACCAGTCGTCGTACTTAAATATATAGACGATTGATACGGAAACTAATATCATTAATATTACAATCATCCAAATGATAGACCATACAATCATAGTAGAAAATTAAAATTAAGAACCATCCTATCAGAATTTAGTTTAGGACCACTAGATGCATGATAAGTTTCTCCTGGAAACAACACACATCTGCCTTTAACAGGATCAATTCTTTCTACAATTTCATCTCCATCCCATATACAAGTAGGGCCATCACTATCTTTTACATAATAGATCATTGTATAATGTTTTGTATGAGGTAGATCTATATGCGGTTCATGTGTTTCACAATTATTTTGATTTCTTACAAACAATCCTGCTCGTATACGATATAGTTCTTTTAAATCACAGCATCTATTATACTTACCAAGTGCTTCAAATAATATCGGTAATACTACATCAAAATATGGACTCTTATGATTTACTTCTCCAGGTTTTGTATAAGCAACATACATGGTATGTGAAAATCCAGAGTTAGGATCACCTGTTCCAGGTTTAGAAATCTCTGGTGTAAAATACCAAGGAAAATGTTTATCCTCAAAAGCATTTTGAATATGATTTTGATATCCTCTGGAAATTGCGTCTTCAATAATTGTAGTCTTCATATCAAAATATTAGTGGTAATTTATACTTATGTGAACCTAAATAAATGTGTAATGTGGAGTTGAAACTATCATGTCCCACTATACCATAGGCTACCATGACAGCCTTCAAATTCGGCATGACATCTGTGTGTACGCACATGATGCATATGAAGCAATCCAAGAAGCAAAAGAGGATGTTCCTGATCTACAAGGACATCCTTCTTTTATTGATTCAGTATTGAAGGAGGAAGAATGAAACACGAAATTATGTGGTGGATGAGTAGACTCACCATCATGGGAGTATCATTAGGGTTATCATTCAGACTTGCTGCTGAAGCCTATTCTTGATTTAATAAGTCCACATAGGACTTTGATAAAACCTTTACTGGCTTCACCTTGTATCTCCTCAAACATATACATGTTAAGACGGAAGGCATAATTTGCTTCCGCAATTAAAGCATTAATTTGAGATTGGTTAAATCCCAATCCATCTAATGTTGCACGATAATTATTCTTCCATAATTTAGCATCTTCAATTCTAGGGAAGTCATAGAAATGTAATCCCTCACCTATAGGTGGTTGTAATGCATTTTGTGCTATACCTTTAAGAATCTGACCACCAGATAGATCACCAATATATCTGGTGTAATGGTGTGCTATCAATAAATAAGGATCTTGTTCTGCTACCTCATTAATCCTATAACAATATTGATTACATGCTTCAGAAGGTACTTGCTTCTCCCTCCACATAGGACCATAATAATATCTAAGATCTCTTTCTAAAGAAGCAGTACGAAATAAATCAACATTCCATTGTTTAAGTACTTCTACTAAAGGATCTTTAGATTCTTGGATCCTTTGTTCCATTGTGTCATAGACATAATAGAAATTAGTAATCAACTTACGATACTCTTCTGGATCTAATACACCTTTGAGAAACTGAGCAACGAACTTAGTATTCTCTGCTGCTGAATGAGACTTTTTAGTCCCTGCTTTTATCTGTGCTGAAAAATCACTCATTGTTTTGTTGTATTACTACGTGTTCTGTTGATGATAGTAATAAATTTATCACCAGCAAATGTACCAGCGAGACAGACATCTATCTCGTCACCATCTTTCCAATTGACTGTACCGTCCTTCTTAGTATGAACCATGGCCAATTGAATCTTGTCAATCACATCTTGTGTTAATCTCATATTCTTGGAATGTAACCTTTAGCTTTCTGAGCAGTATCAATAATAAATGGCATCATATCCTCCTCAACCTTATCTATAACATCATCAATAACGTTAACATCCAAATCCATAAAAGGTGGGATTATACCGAGAATACGAAGAAGACCATCAACAAATAATGCAAGACAAATAAAACCAAGGATCATACTAATGATAGTAGCATCCCGATTATGTTTTGCCATGATGATTCTATCTGCTTCATGTGCCTCTGCAACAGCAGCAGCGATCATGCTATCCACCTCCTCTTTAGTATAGGAGATGCTTTTAATCATCTCTTCAGTCATGAAAATTAATAAAGGTGTTCTTCTTGCTCCTTTAGAATAACACAATCAGAAGTAGGTGTAGCAACACAAGTTAAAACAAATCCTTCTTCAAGTTGATCATCATCAAGGAAACTTTGATCTTCTTGGTTAACAGTACCTTCCATTACCTTACCAGCACATGTAGAACATGCACCTGCACGGCATGAATATGGATGGTCGATACCTGCTTCTTCAGCAGCGTCTAAAATATATTGATCCGCTTCACATTCAAAGGGTTCTTCGATACCTGAAGCTGATTTGAATACAACTGAATATGCCATTATAGACAGAGCAAACTACAACTATCTATGATGATAGCATATAGTTCAAAGAATGTCTATGAGCATTACATCATTTCATACTTAAAATGTAATGGTCTTAAACCTTTCTTTTCTTGTTGTTCACGCTCAAGTTGTTGTGCCTTCTTCATCCATTCTTGAGTCCTTTCTATATCAGCCAGTTTATCCCGAACCTCTTCGAGTTCCTTCTGAATCTTATCCATTCGATTGTAAAAAGCTTCTCTTAAACAGCCCTACGAAAAATACCACACGTAAGTTATATGTTTAAGTACATTTATTTATACAATTTTTACCCTCTATAATGGATATGAAGTCTTTATAGTAGAGAACCTTCAGTTGTTCTTTCTGTGCTAACTTATTGGCAGTAGCGTACATTACTTCTTTATCACGCTTTCCATAAAGTCTTTTAAAGCGATGAGCACTCTTACGTTTCATCCCTCTAACTATACGCTCTGCCTCTTGGTTAACAGCTGGCATCTTAGCCTCCAACTACCTGTACTTCTTCTACTATAACTGCACTTGTTGCTGCAGTAATTTTAACACAACGTTGAACCAACGCTTTATTACCAGAAGACCAAGTATAATCTGCACTCGCAGAAGATGAGTCTATATCTGTAGTAAGTCCGTTATTGAAAGTAGTTGCAGTAATCTTTTTACCAGCAGTTCCTGCAGATAAGAAGTTACTATCAATTGCTGGAGATGTACCATTAGTTACAACAGCAATGTAATCTCCTACTGAGAATGGATGATTACTAGATGTATCTTGGAGATGTTGTCCAACATAATAATCTGCAGTAGCATCATCTATTGCTTTTATAATTTGTGCTGTACCTGGCTTACAACCTTTAACAAGAATAAATTCGTTTTGAACTAGAGTTATTGCAGCACCACCATTAAAAGAAACAGTAGCAGCACCTGCTGTAGAACCAACTCTATAATATCCTGTTTGTACTACTTGATACTCAGATTGACCTGCTGCTATCGAGTTAGTACTTAATACATTAAGAACTGTCATTGTCGTGTCTATGTAGATTCTTTACTATTTATGTTCTTCAACATCTTTTGAAGATCTGCTGTACTACCTACAAACATAGCATTAGTAACGTTAGTTGGACCTTTCCTCTCTTCCTTATCCAACTCCTTCATCTTACCTTGAAGATCAATTAATTTATCTGCTACATCTCCCACTGATTTGATGAGCTGGCCAGCAACTTCATAAGCACGAGGATGATCTGACGCTCGTGCCACATCAAGTATACCATCTACTGCCTCCTGTCCTTTCATTACCAAGTTATGTAGTTGAGCACGACTAATTTCATAGTCTTGCTGAACATCAGGAGTTTCACTCTTTTTGATTATAGACTTTGTTTCTTCTACATGTTTCTGTAAGTCTGATGGTTCATCACCAAAGACTTTATTCAGACCATCGAAATTTTCTGCCATAATTAAATTGCCTCATCAGCACCACTTACAGGGTTACGTTTCTTAATATCAGTGAACTCAGAATATAGTTCTCCGAATCCAAAGTCATCATCAGTATCTAGAAGTGCAGCATCAGCAGTATCTACCTTATAGACACTTGCACCATTAGAATGTGCTGCTGCTGTACTATCTTCAAATCCTCTAACAACTGTAAGAGCATTTCCATCTTTCTTACTAACTCTAAGAAGTTCACTATCAATGTAGATATTATCAAACTTAGCAATACTAGAAGCATCTGCTACCGTAATAATATTATCGTTATTATCTGTAGCAGAAGATAACGTTGTAACAACAACTCCATCTCTGTCTACCAATGATGTTGGTGTAGCAGTATAACGTACTTGCCTTGGTGCTGTTGTTGTATTTGTATCTGTATAGTAGTCTGTAATAGCCTTCTTAACGATCTTGCTATCTGTAACAGGTCCGTATAGATATGTCTTTGCTGTAAACTGAAGAGTATAAACTATTGCTCTACGAGAACTAAAATCCCCTTCATAATCATCTTCATATTCCACATTAGTTAATACTACAGGTACATCCTTAATCTCATTCATTGAGGTAAGTAATTTAACTGATAGATTATAATGGGGTTGAAAGAATGGAAGAATCTGTTCTAATATTTGCAAACCATCTTCTTGATTCTTAGCGATAATTCCTAATTCAAAAGATAAATTATAAGGAACAGGCATAAAGACATTCTTATTTGCACTGCTCGAAGATGCAATTTTAATTTTTTGAGTAGGTGATACCTTTCTTGTAGCATCATAATTAATCCCATTAATCTCAAAAGAGATTCTGGGAAGAGTTATCTGTACTCTCTTATTAGTAGGATCAGGAACTTGATCTAAACGTGCTAAAAATTTCTGCTTAGGACCATAAGCAAGAGGTACTTTCATCACCTCATCGGATCTTCTCAATTCAATATTATTGAATAGAGTACCGAAAGCAACGATAGTCTTGCGAAATATCTCGTGGTATGAATAGGTTCCTAGCATCAGATTGTAGTGTCAGTGGTTGATCCAACAGTACCAAATGGATTTGATTCGGTAAAGTCTATAATATCATCATCAAGAGTTTCAAAGTCATAATTCTGATCGACACTCTTAGCGGTATTAACATTATTTAGTGTATTGTAAGAAGAGCTTGTCCAAGCAGCACTAGATGATTGTCCAGTAACAGTTTCAGGAACAGTGAAGATACCAGATCTATTAAAGACTTGAAGTTGTCTATTAGTAGAATCCCATGCCTTAACTTCAGCAGTTACATTAGATGTACCACCAGCAACTATCTCACCAACAGTGAAGTCACCAGTACCACCAACAGCAAAGTTAACTGTGATGGCATTGGCAAATGCATTCTCTATAGCATCCAATTCAGTAATACCAGTATTAATCTCCTCATCGCTGTACTCGAAGAGTTCACACTGACATTCCCAAACGTAACCTTTACCTAATTGATAGAAAGGACGTTCTACTTCTACAAATTGAATTTCAAATAAATGTTTTGTTACAGGGAACCAAATTAAATCCCCTTCGTTTGGTCTTCCTTCGACATTAAGGACAACAGAGTCGTCAACTTTTTCTTTAAACTTTTCACGGGAGAAGATAAACGTTGTTTTATCTTCGATGCGTACTCCAAATTTGCTAAGTAACTCACCTTGGCCTTCCCATCCATCGACGTTATTAACGTAGGCTCTGATTGGTTTTGCAGTTTCAAACTTGCCGTCCGAATCTTCTGCGAAAACGTCGTCACGATTGACGATAGTTCTCGGTACATAATATATGTCTTGCCCATAAATTTCAATGCTTTCTACTACTAGGTTTTCAATAAATTTTTGTTCTTGTGAAGAACCATTTGCTTTTAAACGTCCAGCATTTGAGTAATCAGACTGAACGTAATCTTGTGCTGGTGTATTAGATATTGCCATATTATCCTACCAAATCCATAGGTGGTAATTCATAAGTCACACGAAGAGTTTCTTCAAGATCCTTCTTAAATTGAGAAGCATCATCTAAAATCTTACGTCCATTAAGAGTCACTCCACCTAACATTTGAATACCATCATACTTACTAAGATTCCTACCCCATTGTTGTTGGAATAGTGCCTCAACATAATCCTTTAACCAATTGTCATTATACATGGCAGTAAAGGTTTCTGGATCTTGACGCATATTGCAATCTACTAATATGTAGTCACCAACATTTAGTTCACCCCAATCCATATCAAGATACAATCTACCTTGATGTTCATTCCATTTAACTCTACGATTTGCCTGAGAATTAGTCACCCAATCTAAGGTCTCAAGATATTGTGAAGTGAGGAAATAATGTAAGATATGTCCATGCGTCATAGCATAGATATCATTCAAAAAGATCTGATATTTAATATTAAAAATATTACCTGGAACTATGCTGGATGCACCAATGCTCGTATATACGTGATTAATCCCCAACGTACCAGGAGCAGTGTCAACATAATTTTTAATACCATACCAAGCAGAAGAACCTTCCTGAGCATAGGTTTGTGCAGTATCTTTAATGGCTTGAGTAACCTCAATTCTAAGAAATGCTTTATAGCTTCCATTATAGTGATACTCTTGATAGTAATCGATTGCTTCTTCTACTAGATCATCTAGTTGCTCTGTTGCAACATTAATGTCTATCGTAGGATATCCTAGCCTACGTAAAGCATAATCTTTTAATTCTGTTTTAGTTGCGGGTCTTGTAGCAGACATTTTTTATTAAGCGAATGAGGAAGCAGTTAGGGTAGTAACATTACCAGAGGATACAACTTCAGTCTTCTTGAAGAATCCATCAACATTATCTACGGTTACTGATGTAGAACCTAAAGCAGTAATAACACCAGTTGTACCAGAGGTTCCACCTGTTAAGGTTTGACCAACTGTCATAGTCTTAACGGTTGCAACAGGAATTGATGCACCATTACCATGAATAGCAGAAACTGGAATAGTAGCATTTCCACCACCACCAGAAATAGTGATGACTTCGGATGCAGCATAACCAGATCCATCATCATTAATAGTTACAGCAGTTACTGCACCAGATCCATCTGCTGTAATATCTACTGTCAATCCAGTACCAGATCCACCAGAAGATGTGGCAACTCCAGTTGCAGTAGAGTATCCACTACCACCAGCAGATATAGTTCCAAGAGTCTTAACACCACTTGCGTTAGCATTAGTAATTGTAATTGTCTCAGCAGCAGCATATCCACTACCATCATTATTAACTGCAACTGCAGTAATAATACCAGAAACAGCAGTGATATCTACTGTCAATCCAGTACCAGATCCACTAGAAGATGTTGCAACTCCAGTTGCTGTTGTATATCCAGTACCACCATCTGCAATAGCTCCAAATGTTACAACATCACCAGGAGTAGGATCTCCAGATAGATTTATTGTTAATGTAGTTGAAGTAGCAAGGTTATTAAGCATTGCTCTAAGTTGCTCATAAGCATTATCAAGTTTTGCCTGTACTCTTGCTTCTGTATAGTAAAGATTAGTTCCCTCAGCAAGATCAGCAGTATCATGGTTGCTTAGATTTGCTGCTTGAGTAGCAGTACCAGTTACTGTACCAGTTAAATTAGCAGCAACAGCAGTAGTAGTTAGAACACCTGTACTTGGATTGTATGTGAGTCCAACATCAGTCTCAGCACCCTGAGCACCTGTCTGACCATCAACAAAGACAGGATAAACTGTCTCAGCAGTAGTGTCATTAGCAGTCGTTGTAAACGTCGTTGCTAATGTAGCAGTGTCAGCATTACCAGTTACATTACCAGTTACATTACCTGAGACACCACCACTTGCTGTTAGAACACCAGTAACTCCCAATGTACCACCAACTGTAGCATTAGTTGTAATATCGCAGTTACCAGCGATAGTAGCGTTAGCAGAAGCACTTAAGTTATCTGCGTAAACATTTGTCCAACGTACTGTACTTGAACCTAAGTTATATGAACTATCAGCAGCAGGGTTAAGATTCTTAGCAGTTGATGTAGTTCCAACCAAATTACCTGTAACATCACCAGTAACAGCACCAGTTAGATCACCAGTTACATCACCAGTAATTGCTGTAATATTTGCAGCATCAGCAAAAACGTTTGCCCATCTTGTTCCAGTTGCACCAAGATCGTATGTACTATCCTGAGCAGGATTTAAATTCTTAGCAGTTGATGTAGCTCCAACAAGATTACCTGTAACATCACCAGTAAGATTTCCAGTTACAGATGTAGTAGTTAAAACTCCTGTGCTTGGATTATATGTAAGTCCTGTATCAGTTTCAATTCCCTGTGTTCCTGTAGGACCATCAAGGAATGTAAGATAAGTTGTCTCATCTGAACTATTATTAGCGGTTGCTGTTACACTAGTTGCCAGATCAGCAGTACCAGTTAGATCACCAGTTACATTACCAGTCAAGGTAGCAGTAATAGTACCAGCAGCAAAGTTACCAGATCCATCACGTAGAACTAAAGCATCACCAGTATTAGCTGTTGCTGACGCAACATTAATTGTCATGTTTCCAGCAACACCATCACCATTAGTAATTGTTACACCAGATGATGCTGTAGCAGAAATAGTTCTCTGAGCATAAGTGTTAGCAGCAGTTCTTACAACAAATCCAGTGCCAGCCATAGCTGCTAGAGCAGTGATATCAGCATCTGCATAAGTTGTTGTAATTGTTACATCAGAACCACCATTAAATGAAACGTTACCATCAACAACACCATCAACTGTAATTGTTCTTGCAGTCGCAAGAGTTGTTGCGGTTGAAGCATTACCTGTTAATGCAGCAGTAATTGTTCCAGCAGCAAAGTTACCAGATGCATCACGAACAACAACTGTACTTGCAGTGTTTGATTCATCAGTTGTCTTACCATCTAGTAAATCAGCATTAAGGTTTGTAACTTTAGTTGTAGAAGCAACAGAAAAAGGAGCAGTTCCTGTAGCAAGATTAGAAGTTATTTGACCATCTACTGTTAAAGTACCATCAATATTTGCATTATTGTCTACATCAAGTCCAGTACCAGATCCAGTAAGATTAAGTGATCCTGCTACTACATCAGCATCAGTTCCTGTTATTACTTCAGAAGTATTAGTTGTGTCTGTTAAGAATACGAACTTGGAGGTTCCTCTGTCATATCCGAAGAAGCCAAGTTTAGCAGAGCCGTCGTAGTAACGAAACTCCACACCCTTATCCTTACCATCGTTAGATCCTGGTGCTGTGTCGCCACCAAGAGTAATGATAGGGTCATCGACAGTTGTGACTGTAGAATTAACGGTAGTTGTTGTTCCATTTACTATTAAGTTGCCTCCAACCGTCAGGTCATTATGAGTTGCAGCATCACCTGTAGCATTAGTTACCGTAAATGCAGCACGAGTATTACCAGCATCATAAACTACGAAATTTCCACCAACGTATGTATTCTTATCAATAGTTGCACCACCAGCAACTTGAAGAGCAACTGAAGAATCTGCAAGAGATGATGCATCATCTGTATTACTGATTACAAAATTACCTGAAACATCAGCACTATTATTAAGATCTAAAGTACCAGTTAGTTCTGTGTTTCCATAAACTCTAGCTCCACCACCAACTGCTAGATTCTTAGCAAGACCAATACCACCAGTAACTCTTACAGCACCATCAGCAGCGTATGATCCTGTGAGTGTTTGATCGGTAGCATCTGTAACACTAGTGACACCAGTAATACTTACTGTGTCATCAAATGTCATTGCACCCTCTACATTAAGAGTACCTTGAATATCTGTATTTCCATTGTCAGTATCAACACTAAACTTAGTTGCTGCTGAATTATTTTGTATAGCAAACAATTTATTGTCTGCATTTATTGTGACATTATCTTGGAATGTTGCAGCACCATCAGCATTAAATGTTCCTGCTGTTGTTGTATTACCACTTGATGCAGTAACTTGGAACTTATTGGTATTAACATTAAAGTCACTTGTTACATCAGCAGTACCTGTAATAGTTACATTTCCACCAAATTCTGCATTACCTGTAGTTGTATGAAGTGTAGTCTTAGTAGTTCCTGAACCATTGTTAAGTACAAGAGTCTTAGAAGCACCTTGGAATACAATATTATCATCAAATCTAGATGTGCTATGTGCACGGAATGCACCTTGAGAATCTAAAGTACCCTGAGTTTCAGTATTACCATTATCAGTATCTACAGTAAACTTATCTACTGCTGAATTGTTTTGTATCTTAAAGGTTTTGTTATCAGCATTGATAGTTACATTATCTTGGAATGTAGCAGCACCATCAACATTTAAAGTAGTATCAAGATCAACAGCATCATTAACTGTTAATGTTCCAACAATAGTTGTATTACCAGAAGCACCTAGAACACTAAACTTAACTGTGTCTCCAGAGTTCTTCTTACCAACAAAAAGACCTTCACCAGATCCTGTAGCACCAACATGTAAATTTTGACCAATACCAGCACCACCATACACTCTTAAGTTAGAAGTATCATGTGTAGCATATGTTGGGTTATATTGAACAGTAGAACCAGCACGTAACTTATACCTGACCTGCATCCAGTTCCGTAAACCCCAACTCTCAGTACTACTATCTCTCTGGTTGAAGTCTCCGTTTAACCATACATTTTCATTGAATAATACATCCTTAGCAAAGTATCCACCACCATCTGCTCTTATAGAACCATAGTCACCACTCTGTATCTCATAAAGATCTGTGCCACTATTATAAGCAATGGTTGGTGCATCAGTATTTTCAAAATGACTTAATCCATCTACATTAAGAGTTGCATTAATATCAACTGCAGTACCATCTACAGTTAAGTTTGCATCAAGATCGACATTTCCATCTACATCTAAAGTTCCTTTTATAAGAGTATTACCAGTAGCAGAAGCAACAGTAAACTTATCTGTACCATTATCTAATTGAATTTTAAAGTTCTTAGCATCAGCATTTAATATAAGATCATCTTCAAAGGTTGCTGCAGCATCTACATTTAAGGTACTACCAAGATTTACTGCACCACCAATTCCAACACCACCTGAGACTACTAAATCACCAGTAGTATTAGATGAAGATGCTGTACCAGTTGTAAGTTTTAAGTTACCAGCGATGATCCCTGCATCTGTTCCAGAGAATACTTCTGAGGTATTTGTGGCATTGTAGAGGAAGGAGAATGCTCCTGTATGACCTCCAAGATCAGCGGCCGAATCGTCGTAACCAAAGAATCCAACTCTTGCTTGTGAGTCGTAATATCTGAATTCAACTCCTCGATCCTTATTGTCGTCTGTCGAAGGAGCAGCATCACCACCAAGAGTGATAATAGGATCATCCAGAGTAGTGACTGCTGAATTAATTGTTGTAGTCGTTCCATCTACTTGTAAATCCCCCATTATCTGAACTTTACCACTGGTTGCCCTGTCATCACCAGGATCAAGGATCATAGTGGCAGCAGAGGAAGCAATGTAGTCCCCTTGGAAATATGTGTCTTCTACTTGTACTTTACCGTTAGTTCCTTCTGAAGCAGTAATAGTAACCTTATCTTCAGCAGTTATAACAACATTACTAGCACCAGAACCAGCGTTAGTTGCAAGAATACTTAAAGATCTAGCAGATGATGAGTTCTGAGTTAACTGGAATGTTAAATTACCATCTCCAGTCTTATCTAAAGTTTGTGCAGCCCCTCCGTCGAGGGTAATGTCTGGATCACTGAAATAGGATCTGACGTTGACATCAATCTCTCCAGCACCACTATCACCCGTATTATTTGCGCTAAAGAGTAGATTGCCACTTGTATCATTAACCTTGACATAATTAAGTTTATTGAATCCACGATATCCTGTAGTAGCAGTTAATTCTTGGTCGAGGTCGAAGTCCTCTTTTGCATTGCCGTCAGCAAAGGAAATTCTACTGTTTTGAAGTTGAGCATTGTCAATACCAGCAAGAGCCATAGTAACATGACCTGCTGCAGATACATTGAAATCTTCTTGATCAAAGGAAGCGAGACCCTTCTGCGGTGTCGCACTCGCACCAAGATGTCTCCACGATCCTGCATCGCTAGTATCAGAATGAGTAGGTGCACCAGCTCCTGCCGAAATACCTGCAATGGCTTCGTAAAGTTTCGATGCATTAGTGATCTTATCACCTCTGGAATAGGTCGTTCCTGCATTATATGCTGCTGCTAATGTTCCTTCTGTAGCAGTAGCAATAGGTAATGCTGCTGCAGCAGTTAGTCTACCATAAGTGTCAACTGTAAAGTTCGTTGCGTTAACAGTTTCTGAACCAGCAGTAGATGTTAATGATGCTGCGTTATATTCTGCAGCAGTAACAGCAGTTGTAATAAGATTAATTGTTGGATCACCAGCAGCACCACTACCATTATTGATTTGAATAGTACCAGCAGTACCAGTAATAGTTCTGGTTGCCATTGTATTGGCAGCAGTTCTGGCCATCATACCAATGGTGGTAAGACCAGCAACAGCAACAAGGTCTAAATCATAAGGTTGAGCAGATGTTCCTTCATTAGTGCCGTCAAGACCATATGCTTCTAGTGTTCCATTATTAGAAGCTGTATAATCAACAGCATTGGTAATTCTTCCTTTAGCGTCTACAGTAACTTTATTATAAGTTGCAGATGGAGTTGCCGTACCATCATAATGAGGTAATGTACTAATTAATGAAAGCGATGTTGTTAGGTTTAAGTTAGCAGAACCATCAAAAGTACCAGAAGCAGTTACATCAGAAGATAATTGTATTTGACGAGTTGTCGATAATCTAGCAGCAGTTGAAGCATTACCAACAATAGTGGCAGTAATAGTACCAGCAGCGAAATTACCATCCGCATCTCGTTGTACTAGTGTGTTAGCAGTATTAGACGTAGACTCAACAGGACGTTCATATCTCAAGGTGTTCCATGCGGTTACACCATCACCTATCTTAAATCTACCTGTATCTAATTCTATTCCTAATTCACCCTGTGCTAACGTAGGGTTCGAGTTTGCCCATTCCTGAGCACCACCTCGTCTTAATTGAATTCTATTTGCCATTTTATTAGGACAACTCTAAAGAGAACATGCTTCCAAGTTATTTATGCCATTAAAAAAGGGGAACTTATGTTCCCCCTTACTTTTTATTCAGTTGCTAGCTCAGGAGACCCATCTGTAACATCATCAGCGGGAATATCTGGAGCATTTGTTCCCTCCTCTGGAGGTACTGCATCTGGATTGTAATAGACTAGAGTCTCGATAGCACCTTGCAATTTAAATGCAGTTTGCTCGTTTTCTCTAACCTTACTAATCAATTGATTATTTTCAGCTGTTAATGCTTTAAGACGCTCTTGAAATTGTCTAAGCATATCTGGTTGACTCACCTTTTCGACAGGTGCATTTGCAGAATCGGTCATAATTAGGATCCTTTATTACTGTTGACTAACGTTAGTAAGAGTGATTTGATATCACTCATTTCAGATTTTAGCATAGAAACATCTTTTTGCAAAGCTGCTTGCTTTATCTTTTCTTCCTGCTCAGCTTTATGCCGACGCATATATTTTGCATATTCACTATTATCGATACATTCTACAGAACCAGATTGTTCATCAAAGTTCCATTGATCATATCCATCAACTTTCAATTTTGTCATAATTAAACTGCTAATGCTATTGCTCTAAGATCCTTAATTACAGGAGAATAAGATTGATTTGGTGAAGTAAATACAACTTTAATTTGATATTGTGTAAAGTTTAGTCCACTAATTTCATATTCATATTCACTATATTCTTCAATATCAGTTGTAGATGGTATTTTAGCAGTACCATCGGTTTCTGAGAATCTCTCAAAACCATATGTATCAATAGATTCTGTAGCACCTACAGGAAGTACTCTATATAGAACCTTGATTTCAGTATCAAGTGGTCGGTATCCCGTAAAATACAACTTAATAGCACCAGCTGGATTAGTTAATTGTGCAATCTTTGTAATATACACAGCATCATGAGAATCTCCAACAGATAATTTAGAACTATCAGCATCAGAAGGTTGATTAATTCTATTCATGGTTGTCATCATAGAGAATCTATCTGTATCAACAATAGGAGATAGATTATCAACTTCAGTAGTGAAAGTTAGATCCATTCTAAATGACTTAGCACCACCTAATTCATTCTGCTCATTAACATCAGAACATATCAATTGAGGTGTTTCAAAATAATTATCCTCATTTAAATCAACATCATTAAATGTACCATCATTAACAAAGGAGTTCTGTGTCATTGATGATCCATCAACAATAGATGTACCAGAAACTGTATTTACTCTTCCTGTAATCTTAGTCTTAGGTAAGAGCATAGTTTGTATTGAAGGTGCAAATAGATCATATTGAATATTTTGAGTAGCTTCAATACTATCTCCACCACCTAGAATACCTTTAGAACCAATAGAACTTGTAGTTAATTCATATGTATCCAAAGTTGGAGTACCTATTGATGTATGAGTTTTATTAATTTCTGTTAAAGGAATACCATCAAGATTGTAACATTCAACTATAGCATCAGATGTATGTGCTGCTGCAGTAGTGCCACCTTGTGCTCTTGCTGTAGCAGTAATGGTTTTATTATCACCACTAATTGCTTGATAAGATATAATCTCATCATCAATCTTAATGAATCCAGTATTAGAAGCACCTATATTTAAACCATTAATAAGTTTATGGAAAGCACTAGCATCTGCAACAACAATACTAGTATCAGTTGTTGATATAGATGATGTTAATGTAGTACTTGATACTTCTGATATAGCACCACTAATTGTAACATTATTATCAGGATCATGCATACCATGATTATCATGATAAACTCTAATCTTCTTCTGACCAGATGCAAATGTAGGAGTAACTGTTACATAAGAATTAGAAACAACTGAACTCTCTACAGCATCACCAGTATATGTACTACCACTAGTAGCATATGTAGCAGTAACACCAGATTGACCACCTGTTATAGTTTCAGTATTAGTGAAGTCATTTGAAACATACTTAAATTTAACTGATGTTGCACTAACAACTTCTACAACTTCTGCTGTAGATCCAGATGTTCCACCAGTAACTGTCTCACCAACAGTGAAGGTTCCTGATGCAGAACTAACTGCTGCTGTTAAGAGTGTCTTGGAAGATACCACTCTATTAACAATAGTTCCAGCATTATCTTGACCAACTGCCCAACTACCACTAATATCTTTAATTGTTAATTTAACATTACCACCAGTTGTAACTTTAGATATAGTACCTTCAGCAAGTGTCGTCTTTTGATAAAGTCGAGCACCAACTGTATATGGTAAAGTAGTGGAATTTAATGTTAACTCTAATTCTGGTGTAAATGTCTCAATAGCATCAGCATCTAAAGTAATAATACCATCATTACCTAGATCCATATTTGAATTATTAAGAACCAACTTACCAGGAGTAACTGTATCAAACTTAGCTCTATACAGATTAAACTTCAAATCTTCATACTGATCTGCAGTCCACGTAGATGCGTTCTGTGATTTAAACAGGACACCAGCATACGGCTGTTCTGATATAGTTCGATCTCCACTAATTTCTTGTTCACCCATTCTAGATATCCATACCTGATATTCATTGGAATCTGAGAACAATGCAAAACAATGCTCGATAGATTGTGGAATATAAACGGGTGCATGGAATGTAAACTTAGTTGCAACCGAACCAGTTTCTGATGTTTGTATATCATCAGGTTCAATTGTAACATCAGAGAAAGGAAGAATGGATGTAGTTGGATATCCATTCTGCATAGTTCTTACCTGCATATTGATAGGAACTGCATTATCTTTTTTAAAGAAGAATACTTCAACACTGGTTATAAACATACCACCTGGAGCATCAATCAAGAATGATTGTGCAAGTGGATCCCACCAACCAACTTGTCTTCTTTCAGTTCTAGTTGATTGAATAGTTCTTCTTTGTGTTCTTGTATCTCTTACAACTCTTGCATTTCTAACTGCAATAACGTTTCTACGAATCCTTCTTAGTGTACCTGTTGAGGTGAATTCTACTTCACCAGCAGATGCCACTGCTCCTGGTACTCTTGTATCAGTACTCTCCGATGTCATTCGTAGAGTTCTTGTTCCTGTTCTCCAACGAGGATTACTATTCCTTCTAGGATTTGGAATAAAGAAGTTTCCTCTATACTTACCATACCTATCAGTAACGTGCCTACGTCTTTGTACAACAGCACGTGCACCAGAAGTCAAACCAAGTAAAACTTCTCCTACTTCCATATTACCACGATATCTACCATTACGACCATTTCTACCTGCTAGTGCTGCAACGTTATGATTAATAACATTAGTATTAGCAGAATATGAATTAGGTAATACACTATCATCATATGGATTGTATGCAGTACCACTGGTACTCCTATACCAATTATCAGGTCTCAAACATTGGAACCTACAATTACTACTTAAACCTCTAATAGTCTCTCCTGGTTGGAAAGGAGTTGAGTTCGTTCTAGAGTCTGTACTAGGATTCTTAATAACCTCAATAATTTTAGGTGTAATAAGATTAGTAATTTTTCTCTTCGCAAAGAAAGACCAGAATCTTGTATTAGGCTTCAACCTAGTACCAGTAATTCTAATATTTCTAGACCTCATCCAGTTAATAGAAGTCTGTGAAATGAGACTATCACCTAAACTACGACGATCAATCCTTGGAACAACTCTTCGTCTAATACCTCTTCTTACCTGACGATTCGTTGTTGTTGTTACTCTTTCAGCAACAATAGCAAGTCCTCTACCCCACCTACTTCTTTGACGAGTTCTCCTTCTTCCACGATTAGTAACTCTTGTACCTGTCCAGTTGGTTCTCCATGCTCTCCATTGTATAGGAGCAAATCCTCTTCTGTTAGCACCTAACCTTCTACGTGTAGCTTGGAAGTTTCCTTCAATTCTTGTTACTCTAGTAGGCAATCTTCTTACATCTACCCAATCATCAGATTCAGGGAAAAGTACAAGATTACCAATAAATGCAAACACGTTAAATGGGTTTACATTCTCTACCCTAGAAGCATATGGTTGTTGTATATAAAGATCTTCAGTATATGGAAGTGTTACTAAAGGTTTTGCTTCAGCATCAGCATCACCCTCTGCTTCAGTCATATAAGTCACACCTGATGAAAGTGTTTCATTTATCTCAAGAGGTATATTAGTTGTGAAATGAGAAGCACGACAAATACCATCTTCAAAGTCTAATGCTGCATTAAAGTCTTGATTCTCTGTATCAGATTTACCATGATCTGTAAAGTCGTCAACAATAAATCCATTCTTTAAACGATTCTTACCAGAAGCATCTAGAATCTCAGTATTCATTGTATCTGATTCTAGTAAGTTCAAAGAAGTATAATATTCAACATTATCAATACGATCTTCAAGTTTACCGATGTCACGCATCGTATAACGTCTATTCTCAGATCTTTGTATCTCAACATCTTCATCACCATCAAAACCATATGGTGCATATGTTAGCGTTGCTAACAACATACCAGTTTCTAAATCATCTGGTTCTTCTGGTTCTTCTGCAGATTTACCTGTGATAATTTCAAAATCTCCGTCTTGATCAAGGAATACTTTATCAATCCTACCAATATACCATGTAAAGTCAGATCTAAAATTAGAAGCAACTTTTGGTACGTCAAATAAAGTAGCAGCAGGTGATCCTGATGTTGGGAATACTCTAGACTTAAAGTCTAATGTAGAACAATTAACATATGCTGGTGCTGCAACAGTTCCACTTCCACTATAAAGATTCTTAGCACCTGGACGGAAATCTAAGTAGTCTGGTAAGAATTTACCTGCATGTATAGGAATATCTTTGTAAGCAACACCAGAATAAGATCCCCCTGCAAAATAGTCACCAGTTGAGGAGTGAGTAAAGTAATCAAATACTACTAATAATTTACGAATAGGTGTTGCTGTACCCTTTGATTTTACAATACTAGATACACCATAAAGATAATCTGTTTGACCTGTAACTAAATCATATCTGTCTGTAATTACTTTAGATCCTAAAACAACAGATCCTACAGCATCATTAATAATTCCACTGATTGCTGTTCCACTACTATTAAATCCAGTAACAGTCTCACCAGATTGGAAAGTACCATCAATCATAACAAGACTTAACTTAAGTGTACTTGAGTTAAAATCAACTACCCTTCCTTTAGCACCTGAAGTTGCACCAGTAACTGTCGTACCAGTATCAAAGAAAGTAGGTTCAACTAAAGTAATAGAAGGTATTACAGGATCATTATCATCTTCAGATTCATAAATTGCATGTATCTTATATGCATCTGCTAATCCTAAAGAAATTTCATCATCTTGAATTCTAGTTCCATAAAGATTAGAATTAGTTAAATTATAAAGTTGCTTATCTAAATCTTCAGTAGTTTTAATTACCTTAAGAACAAACATCTTAGTCAATGTTTTCGTCTTCTTAAGAGTAACGTTCTTAGAAATTGTTGCTGTAACCTTAACTGATGTAATATTTGATAAGTTAGCAAATGAAAGTGTAGCCTGATCTCCAGAAAGTGTTGTGTATCCAAGGTTACCTGAATTACCTGCACCAGTTAAAAGAGGAACCTGATCACCTACAGGATGAGTACTATTAGTACCTGCTAATACAGTTACAGTAATATTCTCATTACTAATAGATTGGAACTGCTCATTCTCAGGTAAAGTAATTGAAAGTGCTCCAGTAGATACTGCTTGAGCATCAAAAGTTCTTCTTACAATACATGATTCATCAGAGATACTAGCAATATATGGCTTGGGCATCTTACTGAATAAATCAGCATTCTCAATTCCTTCTATTCTTGCTCTATGACGAACAAGACTTGTATATACACCAGCAGCAGGAGCAGCACCACCAGCACCAGGTGTTACAAAAACTTTCTGTGTACCATAATCAAAAATAGTAGATGTATTTACTGTCGCAAGGTTAGAAGGTGTTACTAACTTTACATCAACATATTTTGTATCAGAGAAAAAGATTCTATCCCCTGCACGTAAGTCTGCAGCATAATTAGAATTTACACCAATTATATTCTCAGAACTACCAGTAGCATCATAAGTGAATGTAGAACCTTGTATTTCTTTAGTATCTAAAAGTGTATAGTCTGCTGTAAATTCAACTGCATTATTACCTTCATCTCTAGCAGCAACTTGTCTTACATCAGAATATTGATATACATGAACATGAGCAATAGTATCTTTATCTAAACCATCAACTGTGATCATTTCAGTTTGTAGGAATTGACCATCTACTTGATAGACATCAAAACTATCTGCAGAAGTAATAGCATCTACAATATATCCTGTAGCACCACTAGTTCCACCAACAATTAATGATCCAGCAGCAATTGTCTGAGCAGAAGACATTTTGATTCTAGTGAACATTTGCGTATCAAAGATATGCAAACGATACTTATCATCAGCATTACCAAATGTAGCATCTGGATCTTCTACATGTTCTATAGAAGCAACTCGTGCCAATCCAATTTTATTTCCATTAACATCACCACCAGCTGCATTGAATGTATCATAGAATTCTAATGTTTGATATGAATTAGTAATAGAATCACCACTACAATTCACAAATCCATGTACATTCTTAACGTCTGTATAGTTACCTAATTCAAATGAAACAACTGAGTTATCTCTTTTTAAAGTATCTCTAGGTTTAAGAGCATCAACATATGTTGGTGAAAGAGTAGAAACTCTATATCCTTTTACATATGCAGTACCTGGTCCAAACTCAAATGTATAATAATTTTCTGCAGCAGCATTTCCACTATCAGTAGTTTCTCCAGCTTCATATACACCATCATTTTCACCATCACTAAGACATTCTCTGGTAGTTATGTCAAAATCTTGTACAGTATAATCACCAGATTCTTCATAAGTTCTAATAGCAAATGTTCTTTCTAATTCATCATAAGCACTACGATCAACTAATTGTTCAATTTTAGTTTTATTGATACGTAGTAATTCGATGAAATCTTTATCTGCATCATCATTAAGTAATTTCTTAATTAAATTTGTTGTTATTCTGAACCTGTGAGAACCAGGAGCAGCATAATTAGATGTTCCTGCAGCGTTATCATTGAGTGATAGGTCATCTTCTGGGGTGACGATTGACTCAAGGATTTCAAGTCCAACTCTGTATTGAGGTTCGGTTCCATATTGATCAAGAAGAATATATTGGTAAGGTACGTCTACAAAGAATCCCCTAATAAAGTATACACCAGCCTGCACATATGCAACAGAACCTTGTTCTAGTGCTCCTGTAGGAAGTAATTGTGCAAATGGTGATCCAACTTCAATTAGAGTAGTACCAAAAGTAATTGCAGTATCAGTAATTAACTGCTCATTGTTATCAAAAGTTTTTGTTGTTGTCTCTGTTGTTGTGTCCGATCCAGATGTAATATACTTAACATAAAGGGTAATATAACCTTTCTCTGAATCAGTAGCTGAAATACTATATAATACTTTTGCTTTAACGCCAGTAGTAAGACCTTGAATAATTTTACCATCAAGTTGCGAACGATAATCTTCAACGTTAGCACCTAAGAAAGATTCCTGAAGTAATATACAATCAACATTTGTGTCATAACCTACTTGACCAGGTATGACCATTGCACCATCTTTAAAGAGGTGTGATCCAACACTTTCAACCTGATTTTGCAGAACAGACTGCATAGTTGTAAGTTCACGTGCCTGTATCGGATATCCAGGTCGGAACAGCACTCGATAAAAGTTTTTCGTTTTATCAAAGTCGTCGTAATAAGGGGTGACGTTTAAGTTAGTATTTTGTGCCATTCTTTTAGAACTCTATTACGATTTTAATGTCTTCTACTTGGTCGTTTGCACGACTAATTGCTCTCCTATTATCTATGTAAACAACGTCACCGCTGTTTGATTTAATCTCTGGTTTCGCATATCCAGTATTAAATTTCATACCCAAATCATATTCAGTTCCGTTAATTGTTCTAGATGAAGAATTAGGAACGGTTGGGAATGCAACGTCAGGAGCACCAGCAGCACCAGAAGTAGCACCACTTATAACGTTTGACCCATCAAATTCATTTTGTGTACCAGTAACTTCGGGGAAGATACCATCTATAGCATTTTGATAATACTTTAAGACCTTCGTTGTAGCGTTCCAGGATACAACTCGTCCACGAGCAGTAACGTTTGTGCCACCAACAGTTCTAGTTTGAGTGATAATTTCATCGGGAACGTAATTTCCTTGGAATGTAGGGTTAAATATAACTGCTTTACAAGCAGAAACTGTCAAGTCAGATATAAGTTCTTCAGTACCAAACTTAAGTGGATTTGTAATTACACCAATACGACGATAATCGTTGTCAACTGGGAAGTCTCCTGCACCCTCATTGTATGAGAGTTTAGCGTTGATCATAACTCGGAAAGCACCAAGTTCAACAACAGAGTCATTTCCATGACCACCTGGAGGAGGAATGATTACATCAACCTGTCCACCAGTACCAGTACCAATACCAGTTATACTACCAACGGAAATTTTACCAAAGGTATATCCAGTACCACCAGATGTAACAGTTGCAGATAGTATCTTACCACCATCAACAACAATTGAAACACGACCACCAGTACCATCACCATTAATAGCAACGTTATCATAAGTTCCGTTGTTATATCCAGATCCAGCAGCATTAATAACTACTGTATCAATCTCACCAGAAACAGCATTAGTCTTTACCGCATCATTGGTAAAGACAGGCATGTATTCATTTGAGAAGAATTTAAGAACAGAAGCAACAGGAATTGTGTACATGTACTTCCAACGATAAGAATCACCTGTAGTAATGATAGAAGTAGATGTACCTGTTGGTTCAACCGTTGAAGGTTTTCCGTTAGGATCAGAAGGTGAAGTTCCGTTATAGATGCATTTGTATACTTGATACTGAGAATTTACAACGTAAAAATCAGAATCATATAATTTAGTAGCACCAGAAGCAGCAGTCTTACTTGGAGAATAATCATGACG